CCATTACAACAGAGAATAAAAGATTTGGAGCTTACAGGACCTGAGGAAGACTTAGAAAAAATTCAAAAAGAATATAATGATGCTATAGCATCTGCAGATGGTCAAGCTTGGATTAAAGCTAAACAAGCTGTTAATGATCATGAAAAAAATAGACCAGAATCTGAGACAGCCAAGGCAAAAAGACTAACACAAATACAAGCTCAAGACGACGCTAAAAAAATAAACCAAATTGCTCTTCAAAATGATAAAGATAAAGCAGAGCGAGAAGATAAATATACTGATGCTGAAATTATTGCAGCAACTAAAACATCTGAATATAGTGACGTAACAAAATGGTTTCAACAGTTAATGATCGATAAAATAACAAACGCTGGACTGAATCTACAGAAGGCACTAAAAAATCTAAATCTAGAAACGAGGCAAAAAGCCGGTGTTCCTAAGGATGTTTATACGCCATTTAAAGCAGATGGACAGTGGGGGACTAAATCAAAAGATTTAACAAAAGCATTAAAGGTTATGACTGGCTTAACGGGTCCATATACTGGTGAACTAAATACTGAAATTATTAGTAAAATTAAAAATATAGTACAAAGATCAAACGAATCGAGGATAATAATGAAAAAAACTATAACAGAACAAATAATAGGAGATTTAAGTCAATATTCAGATGATCCTTCTATAAGTACTAATCAAAATCAAACATCAAATCAAACGCAAAAACTGAAACAAAAAACTGATACAAAGAAAAATACAACTCAAGATAAACCACCGGTTGCAACTAATAAAGAATTAAAACCTGGAGATGTAATACAATTAAAATCAACTAGGCTTTATTATTTTGAAAATGGTAATTTTGTTGATGCTGGTTATAAATGGGTTTATCCAGATTCTACACGTGTTGAATATGTAAGAACATCAACAAAAGATAAAAAATACATCTTGGTAAAAATCAAAGGAAAATTCCAGTTTTGGGTACAATTAGATAAAGTATTAAAAAAATAATTTTTATTAAAAAAATTAGTTATGTCAAAAAATCATTTTCATAGTTCAGGAAATTCTAAACGAGCCGCTGCACTTAAATATGGTTATAAATCTGGATTAGAACAAACAGTTGCAGAACAAATAAAATCTACTTCATATGATTTGAAATATGAAACAGAAACCATAAATTATATAGTACCAGAACGCAAAGCAAAATACACTCCAGATTTTGTGTTCGTTAAACGTAATGGTAATTTCATGTTTATAGAAACAAAAGGACGATGGACAACTGCAGACCGTCAAAAAATGAAACATGTATTAGCTTCAAATCCTGGAGTTGATATACGAATGGTATTTCAAAATCCGAATCAACGTTTGTCAAAAACAAGCAAAACTACATATGCTGAATTTGCTTTGAAACTAGGAATACAACATGTTGCAAAAAAAGATATTCCTGTGGAATGGTTATTAGAGTGTGTGAAATCTGGCGAAAGTCCTATTAATGTTAAACGTTTTTTCGAATAAGGTTTGATTTTTAAAATATTTTTAATATATTCATTGAATATTAATGAAATTTATTTAATTAATAGATTGAATGAAATGTTAATGTAATGAAATCGTTTGATCAGGAATGAAATGTATGTATCAAACATATATTATTAATATTATTATAATTAATTGGAATCCTTACAGAATTTCAATATATTAATAATATGAAGAATCTTAAATTACTTCAATTACTAGAATCTATATTAGGTAAAGGAAAACCTACATCTGGTAATAACATTGCATTCTTCTCTCCATTTCAATCACACTACAAACCAAAATTAGAAATTGATATCAACACAACTTCCGCTGGCGAAAATGCTTGGCATTGTTGGATATCTGATAAAAAAGGTAGAAGCATTGCTTCATTATTTAAACAATTAAATTTACCTAAAGAACGTTTCGAACAACTTAATCGAATAGTTGAATCAGCACGATATCGTACAGATAATAAAGAAACAAAAACGAATCAAACAATTCAATTACCGGAAGAATATTCTCCGCTCTGGATTAAAAAAAGTACTCCTGATTATCGTAATGCAATTCATTATTTGTCAAAACGAGGAGTAACTATATTTGATATTTTAAAGTATAGGATTGGTTATTGTGAATCTGGTGAATATTCAGGAAAAATAATTATTCCTAGTTATGATCGAGATGGACAACTAAATTATTTTGTCAGTCGAGCATTTTACAAAGCAGATAAGTTTAAACATAAGAATCCAAAAATTTCAAAAGATATCATAGGATTTGAAATGACAATTAACTGGTCACAACCTATAATACTTTGTGAAGGTTCATTTGATGCAATTGCAGTTAAACGCAATGCAATACCGTTATTTGGTAAAATAATTCAACCTGCTTTACAAAAGAAAATTATTGAAGAACGAGTAAAAAACATCTATATTTGTTTAGATGCAGATGCTTTAAAAAATGCATTAGCAATTGCAGAAAAATTTATGGCCGAAGGATTAAATGTTTATTTTGTTGAATTGCAAGATAAAGATGCTTCAGAATTAGGTTTTGAACAAATTACAGAAATTATAGAAAACACTGATATTTTAACCTTTGAGCGCGTAATGGAGCTCAGAATGGGACTATTATGGACATAAAACAAATTGATAGCAATATCAAACAAATTGATAAGATATTTCATATTTCAGACGTACATATTCGAACGTTGAAACGTCATACCGAATATCGTCAAGTATTTAAAAACTTATTTGATTACATAAAAACACATTGCACAGGAAATAGTGTAGCTGTTGTTACTGGAGATATTGTTCATAGCAAATTAGATATGTCTCCGGAGTTAGTACAAATGCTTGTTGATTTCTTTAACGGATTCGCAATTCCAACAATTGTTATATTAGGTAATCATGATATGAACTTGAATAATATGCACCGGGTTGATGCAATTAGTCCAGTGCTAGATGTTATTCGAAATCCTAACATTCATTTTATTAAAGAAAATGGTCTTTTTGAATTTGGTGGTATTACTTGGAATCATATGTCGGTTGATAAGACACCGGCAGATTATGTTCGAGCCGATCAATTTGATGCCGCATATAAAATTGCATTGCACCATGGAGCTGTAAATACTGCTAAAACTGATATTGGTTATCAAATATCAAATGAACATGTAACAACAGATTTATTTGCAGGACATGACATTACATTGTTAGGTGATATTCATAAACCAGCACAATTTTTAGATGCATATGGAACAATTGCATATCCAGGTTCACTTATTCAACAAAATCATGGAGAGGCATTAGATCATGGAATACTTGTTTGGGACGTTGCAACATGTAGTGCAAAGTTTGCTCAGATTGAAAATGATTATGGATATGTAACATTAGAAACTCAAGGAGATAAAATTGTTTCGCATCCACACCGTATGCCACGTAAACCTCGTATACGAATTAAATTTAATGCAACTAGTGCAGCGGATATGAAAAAGTTAATTGCAACTATCCGTAAAAAATATGATGTTCAAGACATAACAATTCAACGTACAATTGACCATGGTGCTGCAGCAACATCATCTAGTTTAGCAATTGGAAATGTACGCGATGTTGAATATCAAAACACGCTATTAACAGATTATATCGATTCAAATTTTCCACAAGCATCTGCAGAAGAAATTGATGCAATTCGTCATATCAACCGAACCATTAATTCAAAACTTCCTGCAGTTGAATCAATTCGTCACACTACATGGCATCCGGTATCATTTGAATTTGATAACATGTTTTCATATGGCGAAGGCAACGTTTTAAACTTTGATAACCTATCAGATGTTTGTGGTTTATTTGCAGCAAATACAAGTGGTAAATCTAGTTTGCTTGATGCAATAACATATACCATATTTGATAAATGTAGTAAAACCGGAAAAGCAAATGAAGTACTAAATAATAAAAAAACTTGGTTTCGTGGAGTATTTCGTTTTGAAATGAATGGCGTGCAATATACAATTGAACGTCGTGGTACGCAAAATAAAAAGAAAGAATCGCACGTAAAAGTTGATGTTGAATTTTATACTGATTCAGAAAATTTAAACGGAGAAGAACGCAGTGAAACAAATAAAAATATACGTCGTTATTTAGGAACATATGATGACTTTATTTTAACTGCATTTTCACTTCAAGCAGATAACAATAACTTTATTGAAAAGTCACAAAAAGAACGTAAAGACTTACTTTCACAGTTTTTAGATATTACGGTGTTTGAACAACTTTATCAACTTGCAGCGGATGATATAAAAGAAACTGCAGGTCGTTTGAAAGATTACAAGAAAACGGATTTTGCTGAAATAATCATTTCTGCAGATGAAATTATTTTGAACAATCAAGACAATATCAATGAATTAGAGCAACAAGAAGATACTTTGCAAGAACAAAGAAATTCTTTGCAAGAACGTATTGTTGAATTAATTGAAACAAAAATGCCGACAACATATAACGGTCCAGATATTAAAGAATTAAAAATTCAAGAAGCTGGTTTAGTTGAACAAATAGAAACGATTCAACGAGACATAGAAACGGCTGAACAAGATTTAGATGATTTAAACACAATCATTGAAACAGAAGAAGAACAACTAACCCAATTTGATATTAACGACATAAATGAAAAAACAAAACAATACGCTAAACAAGAACATTCAGTTAATATATTTTTACAAAAATTACGTCAACAACAGGAGATAGTAAATGCAAAACAAGAAAAAATTAATCACCTTTCAGACCATGAATATGATCCGCAATGTAAATACTGTACATCTAACGTTTTCGTACAAAATGCAATTGAAGCACAGAATACTATTGATGCAGATAAAGACATATTAAATTCGATTAAAGACCGAATTAACGCGTTAAATCACGAAATCGAACATTTAAAACCAGTATTCGAACAAACAACACAACTTAATGCATTACGTAACACATTAGAAACAAATCGCATAACACAAGAACGTAATGAACTTCAACTTCAAATTTTAGAAAGTGATTTACAAACAAGAGAATCAGAGTTAGAAACTATAATCGAACGTCAAGAATCATTTCGTAAAAATGAAACAGCAATCACTCACAATGTAATAATTGATTTAGATATTCAAAAATGTAAAACAGAAATATTTGAAATATCTGAAAAAATAAAAACAATACAAACAGAAATTAAAAATCAATATGGTGCAATTGAAGTAGCAAAAACAAAAAAATCTACGGCAATGCAACAATTAGAAAAGTATCGTCAACTTGAAACGGAATACAAAGCATACGAATATTATCTAGAATCAGTTAAGCGTGATGGTATTCCATATGAATTAATTACAAAAGCTCTTCCTAAAATAGAAGCTGAAATAAACAATGTGTTGAATCAAATAGTTGATTTTAACATGGTAATGAATACGGATGGTAAGAATATTAACGGATATATTATTTATGATGAAGATAATTATTGGCCATTAGAATTAACTAGTGGAATGGAACGCTTTATTTCTTCTTTAGCAATTCGCATAGCACTTATCAATGTGTCA